TAAAAACAAGAAGATACGAAAAATCAAATCATCCTGGTATAGAAGTATTTTATGACAAACAAACTTTTTTAAAAATACAAAAAAAAACTAAAATTACTATTACACCTGGTAACGTTTTATTTATTATTAAAAAAGCCTTTGGTTTAAAAGAAGGAGCTTTACAAATTATTGAAGAATCAGAATTACATAATGAAACAAATTCAAATATGTATTGTGTTTTAACTAATTGTCTTTTTTCAGAAAAAGAAACTGACAATAAAATATTTATTAAATCAGGAAATAGTGAAGAGGCTTTAATATGAGTATAGAATACAATGTTGGTACAAAAACACATTTTGATGTTAACATGAATGTTAAACACAAAGTAATTGATAATTTTTTAAATGAAGATGATTTAAAAAAATTAGAAGATATAATGATGTCGTCTTTCATGCCTTGGTATTTTAACGATCATGTTAATACTGAAGGTGATGATTATTTTCAATTTGTTTATGGTTTTATTAGACAAGGTGGCGAAATAAATTGCGATGAATTTATGATGGGTCTTTTAGAACCTTTTCGTTTAAAATTAGGAATACCTTACCATAGAAATTTTTATAGAGTAAAAGCTAATCTTTCACCTAAAACTGAAAAAATAGTTGAACATGGTATGCATACAGATAGAAATGGTGAATGGGCAAATTATGGAATGAAAAAGACAGGTATTTTTTATATAAATACTTGTAATGGCTATACTAAATTAGAAAACGGAAAAAAAATTAAAAGTAAAAGAAATAGGTATGTAGAGTTTGATTGCCGTACAAAACACACAGGATCTTCCTGTACAGATGAAAAAAGAAGAGTTGTAATAAATTTTAATTATTAAGTTTTTTTAGATAATTGATACCTATAACACAACCCTGCAAAAGGTTTTTCATTAATATTCTGAGTGATAAAAAAATTAATATAAGATGGAAAAATAATACACTTACCTTTTTCTAAAAAAACGGCCCATCTTCTTTTCTTATGTCTTCCGTACTCATGTTCAAATATAATATCACATTTATCTTTACCTGTGTCTGCACAGTATATAACTGATATATCAGGGGAGTTTTGATAGTCCCATTCATCAATGTGATTGTGTGATCCTATACTTTCATTTTTTTCAAGATAAATACCTGAAACATGATTTGAACTTAACATTAAATCCTCATCAATTTCAGTGCTAAAGGTGTCTCTTATATAGTCATTTAACCAAGTTATATGTTGATGTAAGTCAAATTTAAAATAATTATTATCAGAATACCAAACTTCAGGTCGCCATCTTTGTTTTTTTTTCTTAGCCTTTTTTTTATGATTTGTTATTTTTTTATTATCAATTAATAAATTTTTTGAAACAGTATGAACCGTGACAAATTCTTCTGAAAGAAGATGTTTTTTAAATACACTGTAAGGTTTTATTTTTTCTAGATGTCTATCCACGCAAATGTCTCTGGATTCCATTTTTTATTTTCTGCTTCAGCTATCCATCTAAGATTAGTTTCATCCCATTCAATCAAGTACATTAATCCATCATGAGAAGTTACCGTTGGATAAGCTACAGGAGCATCCCAAGTACAAGTTGTTTCATTTAAAATAAAAGAATCAAAAAGTTTTGGTGGAATAAAAGCATCTCTGCCTGGATCATAAGTGTATCCTATCGCTGCAGGATTTTTTCTAAATGCTTTTGATTGATCTCCTTCAGAAGTCCAATTGCCATTAGAATCAACATTATAATATTTTCCAGCCATAGTATTTCTAGAATACTTTTTCCAATTTGTATAACCGTGTACACTCGTTAAAAAAGCAACGCCTACAGATTCAACTTCATTTCCGTTTTCATCTTTAGTGTCTGCATCAGCTACAACTTCACAGCTAATAACTACATTACTATCATTTAATTTTGCAAAATGTGCCATATTAATCTGCTTGAAACCTATATCTTATAATTACAACTCCAGAACCGCCGCTACCGCTGGGAGTTCCTGAAGCACCTACAGAACCACCACCAGAACCGCCGCCTGTGTTTGCAGTTCCAGCTTGACCTGTTGCTCCACCGCCACCTGCACCACCAGGAGCAGGGCTACCTTGACCGTAGTGTGCATGATAACCTCCACCACCGCCGCCTGCGTATGTTACAGAAGAACCTGAAATATTTGTTGCTGTACCAGCTCCACCCGTTCCGCCAGCACCAGGGCCTGAAGGACCACCTCTACCATTTCCACCAGTTGCATTGGCTCCACCGCCACCGCCACCAGCTCCTTGATTCTCTTGAATGTTTCCTTGTCCACCAGGATTTCCTTGAGGAGGAGAAACAGGAGGAGTATTTCCTTGTCCTACTGATGCGCCACCGTGTACTTTTCCACCACCAGAACCGCCTTGTCCACCTGGAGCTGAAACAGGATTATTACCACCAGGTCCATTACCCCCTTTACCACCTCCTGCAGAAGTAATACCAAAAGCAGAACTAGGGTTTCCATTATTACCTGGCGAAGAACCAGGAGTTCCTGAAGCAGATGCACCAGCGCCTATAGTAATAGGATAATTTGTTGCAGAAACAGGAGTTCCACCAGTTGCGGGTTGAGGAAAATTAATTCTAAATCCACCTGCTCCACCGCCACCGCCATAACTAGCTGCGCCAGAACCACCACCAGCTACTATCAAATATTCTACTGTGTTTGATCCGTTTGCATCTCCTGCGTCAGAAACTGAAAAAGTTCCTGATGAGGTAAAAGTATGTATTTTAAAATTACCTGATGTAGCAATTGTTCCACCAGTTGCAGTAACGAATGCTGCGTTTGTTTTTCCTTGTAAATCAGACATCCCAATTGCACCAGAAGGAACTTCTGCAAGGTCTCTTACTGCTGTAGCACCCATATTAATGGCTGTGCTAGATGGTGATATATCTAATTCCGTGTTTACTTGCGAAAGTGATATAGTACCTGAAGGTAAAGTCATTTTTAATTACCCTTTAATTCATCAACCTGTTGCTTTAAATCCTTAATTGCTTCTATCAAAACAGAACATATTTTTCCATAATCAACAGATTTGGTTTTCATTTCATCGTCGGCCGTCAATACAACTTGAGGTAAAATCTCTTCCATATCTTGAGCTAACACTCCAACTTGTTCTTTAGCATCATCTACATCATTTCTTTTATAGTAGACACCTTGCATTTTCATTACTTTAGATAATGCATTATCAATATTTTTTATATCTGTTTTAAGTCTTTTATCAGAGAAAGCTGTTACATCATTATTAAAAGTTGCTGCACCAGCACCTGACATATCAAGAGTTAAAGCTGTAATACCAGAGCCACCATCATTACCTTTAAATATCATGTCTTTATCAGATACTTTTGATTCAATAACTAAATCACTTGCACTATTAGTAATATGACCAATAGCTGTTCCAGCAGATTGAAAAATTAAATCGTTGCCTGCTGCATCTAAAATTATATCACCAGCAACATCTAAAGTTAAATCGCCAGATGATAAATCTATCTCTGTGCCATCAATTGTAATATTGTCAATAGTGACACCTGAGTCTGCATCTACGACACCACCAAATGTAGCGCCTGCATTAAAAGTAGCAGCTCCTGCTTCAGACATGTCTAAAGTTAAAGCAGTTATAGCACTAGCATTATCATCGCCTTTAAATACAATGTCTTTATCTTGTACACCTGAAGTAATTACAAAATCACTAGATGAATTTGTAAAGTTACCAACACCTGTACCTGCAATAGAAAATTCAATTCTATCATCAGTTGATGAAATTATTTTAGTGTCTCCATCAGTATCTAAAACTAAGTCTTGACCATTAAGATCATATGATCCGCCTGAAGAAAAAACATCATACCAGTTTGTACCATCTGTAGAAACAAGACGAGTTGTGCCGTTAGCTATTGAAAGTGTATTACCTGAAGCACCTAATCTACAAGTCATTGCATAAGGACCAGAAGATCCTGAATCAGTCGTTGCGTTAGTAATTAAATATGTTTTTTGAGTAGCTGGGAATTGAGCTATTCTTACTGCACCATGTGCACCCGTTAATCTTATGTGAGCATTTCTTGCTTGGTTATTAGCTTGTGATTGTGGACCGTCAGCGTTCGTCAGCGTTGTTACAGCACTATCGCCGCACGCAACATTTACTACACCAGCAATACTAAATTCTAAAGATTGTGAAAAATTGTTGTTGGTAATAGTTCCCCAAGTTCCAGAATTTTCTCCCGAACCTTGAAGCTCTATTCTCAAACTTGTTGAATAAGTTGACGCCATTTTTTATCTCCTATTTAAAGTTTTAGTTATTATTTTAAAGTTTGTCAAAACTTTTATGCGGCTTGATGAACTTCTGTCCAACTTATATCCGAGTTAGAATCATCTACTTGGTTCCAAAAAGTACCTTGTAGGGTTCCTGTAGTACTTGTAGCAGAAACTCCCGTAAGTGTCAAAGTAGAACTTGCAGTTATAGTTACAGTGCCTGATGACGTTGTTGAAGAAACACCTGGTAATAGGTAGCTTGTTTCCTGTGATTCTTCTCCTAAGCTAGAGGTTAACGAGGTTCCTGTAACACTTACTATAGCTCCAGCCGTTGCTGTAACAGGTGCTCCTGTTATAGTAAGACTGTTTCCTACAACAGTGATATTAACATCAGCAGAGGCAACTTCAGTACCAAGACTACTAGTTAAACTAATACCTGAAGGTGAAACAACAGAAGTACCTACAACACTTAATGATCCAAGACTTGAAGTAATAGCATTTCCTGGTGGAAAAGCTGTCTTACCAATTTCAACAGTAGCAGTTCCTGTACTAATATCCATCTCAGGTTCACTAGCAGCAACAATTGTTGTCTGTGAATCTCCTGATATAGAGAATGTACCAATTGATGTTGTTGAACTAACACCAGTTACAAATACTGATGTGCCTGGTGTGTTTGTAGAAGCAGTTAATCCGACACCAGTAATAGTTGGAGCAACAGAAATGTTTATTGTTGGTGAACCAGTTGCCGTTGACCCTTGAACACCTGTTAAAGAATAAGACGTTTCTAAAATATTCCAAAGATTATCATTCCATCCAATTAACTGACTTGTAACTTGATTTGCTCCACGGTTCCAACCAGATTGAGGTACGCCCGTAGCGGTCTCATCACCAAGTGATGCTGTTGTTCCGACACCAGTAACAGTATGCGTAGAAGATCCTGTAACAGTTTCTGTTCCAAGAGTAGACGTGATAGAGTTGCCAGTAGCAGTTGCTACTGCAATTCCAGTTGCTACTGCAGTGCCTAAAGATGTGGTTGTGCTTAAACCAGTTACAGAAATGGAAGCACTACCAGTTGGGGTTTCTTCACCTAAAGATGAAGTTAAGCCTGCACCCGATAGTCCATTGCTAGTTGTTAAAATAAAGTCGCCATTATTCCATGACGCTGCATTCCATCCTAGTGGAACTGTTGTGCCTACACCTCTATTCCATCCAGTTAATAATTGGTTATCAACAATCGTCGGATCAGGCATTGTGCCTAATGATGACGTTACTGCATTACCAGTCGCTGCATACTCACTTGCTTGAGTAGCATCTCCTATACTAGATGTAAGTTGGTTTCCTGTTACTTCAAAAATATTTGTCGTGACAAGCGATACAGTTCCAACTGTAGAAGTGAGACCATTACCTGAAGCCTCTACAGGTGCTTGTTGGTTCCAAGCACCTGAGTTCCAGGTTTCTCGGCCCCATCCTTGGATAGAGGCCATAATTTATCTCCTATGCGATCCTTAAAATTGCTGCTGTAGCTTCTGCTGCTGGGAACGTTATTGTAAATGTTCCTGAAGTAGAAGTTTTTACTGCACCAAAATCTAGTACACAAACAGATGCATTGGTTGTCAAACCAGATACAGTTGAGTTGTTATAAATTACAGCAGCTTGTGCTGAAATAGTTGCACTTGTAAATGATATATCAGCAAAATCACAAACAGCCGTGTCTGTAGATAATGTTGGCGTAACAGATGTTAACGCACCACCACCTTCAGAATATGTTCCTGAGTTCGCTACTTCATCAGTTCCTGAAAAAGCAGTTGTTGATTTATTTAAAGTTGCTTCGTTATCGTATAATGCTAGTTTAAAAGTGTTCCCTGTCGTAGCCGTAAAATTGTGTAGGCCTTTAAGGATTTCCACTTTGAAACTGTTGCATACAGCTTGAGTAATTGCCATAATAATCTCCTATGGGTTCCTTGATTCGAGAGGGATACGAATAACGCCGTCCCGAAATTCGTCTCTACGATCACGCCCCATCTCATATGTGGCTAATGCTTGTACAGACTGATTATACATTTTATCGTAGTATTGTATCATATCTGCTGGACCTTTCAAGTATCCAAGTGCTTCTAAAATACAACCATACAATAGCACGTTTGGAGCATTTTGACTTAACCAAGTTGATGTATTTGAACTTGTTAAACCAGGTGGCTTGTACGTGTATGCGAGCTCTACAGTTAATGCAGCGTTCGGGGTTGGCGCAAGATAGTGTGTGTCTTGATCCCACATCGCATAAAATTTAGGCGTTGAGGTAGAAGTTCTATCTGGTGCGTATTCATTCATAAACGAAATATCTTTCTGTATCAAGTAAGTTCTATCATCGTTACTATCTATCAACTGTACATATCTCGTTGCTTCCCAATCAGAGGGAAGTGGTAAAAAAGGATTGTTAATTGTCAGTGTTGCTGTGTCATATTTTCTGTAATAATTTAAATCTACTGTTCTTCTTACTTTATCTTCTATAGATTCAATAAAAGGTTGAATAACAGCATCTGAAAGCACTGTAGTAGTTGTTTCTGTATAATTTCGTACGTTATCTGTTAAATCGGAATAATCGGTCATGACGTGCTCACTGTAACATTACCTACGCG